ACCCTAATTCAATTGCGTGTTCCCAACTCCATTTTTTCTCAGTAATAATAAGAATAGGTAAATGACCTTTCTTTTGTGCATCGGCTGCCGCCAATATCATTGCCGTTGTTTTTGAAGTGTTTGAATGCCCCAAGAACATGTTAACCCCACCCATTACAGGTCCGGGTAATCCACAAGAGTTCATAAACGCTTCACCACAATTATAAAAACTTTCGGGTTTATATTTTGTTTTGGTAGAAAACTTATTTTTTATTGCGTCTAAACTAAATTCTTTCTTTTTCAATGCCATAATAATCAATATTTGTTATAAAAAATATACATAAAAAAACGGGAACTTTAAATGGTTCCCGCCTAATTTTTTGTTGTTAATAAACTTAGAATGGTAATTCTTCGTCAACCTCATCATTAACTTGTGGGTCAACTTTAGTAGGTTCTTGTTTTTTAGATCCCCCCATAGAAATCTCACCTTTCTCAGTATTTGAGTAGATGTATTTACCTGCATCTGAGTCCCATCTTGGGGTTTCTCCTCTTGCGATTGATTCTAAATACTCAACTTGTTTTTTAGAATATACGTCTTCCCAAGTAAGTTCATTTTCAATCCATTCAGACATCTTATCATCATCTTCATGAACTGGTGTTGGGTCATCATACATTACTGTTTGGATTACGGTATAAAACGCTCCTTTTGGGGTTTTTGCTTTTGTAAGTTCAAGAATAAGGTCTCTACCTTTATCGGCATCTGCGACATCACCTTTTGCTTTGTAGATTGGAATAATTTTATCAAAGATTCCTTCTTGTTTGTAATTGTGTTTAAATCTCCAAAATTTAACACCATCTTGTTCGTTATCACGGTCAATTACTTTAACAATATAAAACTTACGTGGTTTGTATTGTGTTGCCAATTGTTTGTCTGATTCACGACCTGTTGACATTAACTCTTCATATACCTCACTCAAAGGTGAACGTTCGTTGTCATTTTTTCCTGGATCGTAGAACTTCTGCCATTTACCATCAACATTGATTTCGTGAAACCAAACCTCTTTAAATGGTGAAGAACCATCTTGGGTAGGTAAAATACGAATTCTTTTTTGCCCTTGCTTTTCGTTATCCCTAAGGATTGCTGCAAAATATTTTTTCATTCTTTCTTCTTGTGACATTTTTGAAGTGGAAGAAGAACCACTTTGTTTTGAACTCTCATACTGAGCCAAAACTGAATCTAAGACATTGTTTGTCGCCATTGTGTATATATTTATTAAAGGTTTACGTAGAAAATATAGTTATAAAAAGTAGGGTAGTCAATAAAGTATTTAAAAAAATTTGAGAGAGGGTTGTTGATGTCCCTCTCTAAAGTGTTACATCATATCTTCGTCTTTTTCATAGTCATTAAATGACCCCTTAATCTCGTCAGGTGAATATTCTTCAACATCATCACTAGTTAAAACATACTCATTCTTTCCAGATTTTGTCATGTCTTCTTGTTTGTCAATAAAAAAGTCAGATAACTTTTGATTAAATGGTCCTGAATCTAAACTTCTTAGTTCAAGTTTTTCCTGTGGTGTTTTTGGTCTAATTTGTTCAATCTTACTTTCCAAATCATTAATTTTACTAATTAATTGGTCCATTTCACCAAGTTTTGTTTCCAAATTACCAAGTTGTGAGAATAAATTATTAAAATATTCTTCTTGTTTGTCTGCCATAGTTTTTTGGCTATCTACTAAGTCAGTAATATCCAATTCTTCGGTTCCACCTTCTTCATCTTTGGTTCCACCAATTTCTTCAACATCTTTATCTGTTTCAATATCAATTGGTTGTGGTCCTTCTGCTCCTGGTGCTGGTGGTACATCTCCTCCTGGAGGTGGTGGTAAGTCTCCTCCTGGCGCTGGTGGTGCTCCTGGTTCTCCAATTGGCGCTTCTCCTCCTGGAGGTGGTGGTAAGTCTCCTCCTGGAGGTGGTGGAAGTTCTTCTACCGGTGCTCCTTGTTCTAAGATATATTTATTAATACTTCTATATCTTTTAATTTCTTCTAATATTTTTCTCTCTATACTCATATTAACCGTTTAATAATGTTTTTATTCCAGATTTAGTTTCAACTTGAACTTTTTTAAATTGTCTCATTGTATTATCAACTCTTTCAATAAGTCCGTCTTTCATTCTTATTGTGTAACAATCTCCGGTGTCTAGGTCACAAACTTCTTTATAACCATCACCCTTATCTTTTTCAGTAACTCTGGTATTTTTACCTAAGTAGTTATCCAATATTAATTTTGTGTTCATAATGTTTTTATTTATAAATATCCAGTTTAGTTAAAAAGAGAAAGTTAATGAAAATGTTTTATAATATTCTTTTCTACTATTGTCAGGTTCTCCATTTGATAATATAGGGAATGAGGTAAGACTGAACTTAGCGTAATAAGTTCCTTTATAATTTTGCATTGGTTGTCCTGATGTACACCCAAACTCATCAAGTATCTCTTGTATATCCATTGTAAATGTGTCTCCATTTATAATATATTCGGATACTTCGGCTTGACCACCGCTATTAACACACGGAGCTTTTGACCCACCTAATAATAACATTTCAACAAATCTTATTTTACGTTTACCGTCCGTTGGATTTAATTTAATAGTATATGATTCCAAAAGAGGTGGACTGAAATTAGTATATTTTGGTTCAACCAAGAATATTGGAGGATTTGGTTCTGGTATAGGTGTTGGTTTAGGTTGATTATTTTGTATATAGGTAAACGCATCCGTTGTATTTTGGATTTTTTGTTTTTGTGGTTGTTCTGTCATTGTTGACCATACACTACCATTTGTTGGCCAAGTATCCATAATAGATTTAGACATTCCTGTAATATACGTTTGTATTTGGGTATTATCCCCAACATTACGAACAGGTAAATTAGACACATTACTTTTATATTTACCAATAAAAAATTCTAAGAATGAATCAAAAGATGTGAAACTTGCAAATGGTTTTTGTGTTAGATTTGATGAACTTCCACAAAAATATGAATTATTAAAATAGGTTGCGGAACCACCAAAATTATTATCTAAGGTCACATAACCATAATTATTATTTTGACCTGTAAAATTATTACCACTAATAGAATATGTCCAAATAGTCATAAAAATAAAATCAATAAATTTTAACTTATCATCATTAGATAATGTTGTAATCGCATTAACGGCACTAACAATTTTACTGTAAGCTTCTGGGATTGTTATTGATGTATTAACAGGTGTTGTTGCGGTATAAGTATTATAAGACGTATTTAATAACGTACTACAATCTTGATTTGTTGTTGGGACTACTTTAGGGTCGGCAGTTTTATTTGTTGCTTCAGTTGCGGTTTTAATATTATTATTTGTTTCTGTAATAGTATTTTTCTTATCCTCTTCTTTAACTCTTTCCTTAAGTGTTGTTAAAATAGTCGCACTTAAAGATTGTAATAAATTATCTATTGCCGGAATACTATAGAAAGGTTGTCTTTGTCCTTTAAATGATGTATCAAACCCATTTTCACTAATTCTATGTGATACGCTTGTAATCATATATGGACCACTAAACATTGGGATATTTCTTAAATTAAAATACATTAATGGTTGTATCAAGGCACATCCCATCATATCAATTTCACATTCATAACTTCTATTTCTATATACATTGTATAATGAAACACTCTGACTTGCGCCACCTCTATTTCTATATTGGTTTGCCATTTGATTTAACATCTGTAAAGATTCTGTAGTTGGTAATCCGGGATTTTGACCAATATCCATTTGTTTAAAAATCTGTTGGTTCTGGGGACCAAAATCAACATTAAATCCAACAACCTTATTTGATTTATCCCAATTTGTTTTTCCGTTTTGACTTTCTAATAATGGGTTATCCGTAGCTCTTCTAAGATCAAAAGCATCATCTCTAAATTTATAATCAACATTATTATTCATCGCCAATTTATCACTCGGAACATAAGAGTAAACACATAAATATTTTGCGGTAGTATCTCTATAATCTACATTTAAATGAGTTCCAAACAAAGAATTTGCAAACTCTAAAGTGCCTTCAGGTCTTGGATTTGGTGTTTTAGAAACGTCTTGTACGTTATAGAAATTAGCATATGATGGAAGAATAAAACTTAGGAATCTATTTTCAATCAAAATTGTATTTATAATTCCCAACATATTGTTTGCATAGTTCATAGATTCAATCTGCGTTTTTAACTTAAAAATATCAACGAATATTTTTTGTCCAACATCTCTACTAGCTCTATCAACTAAAAGGACATCTTCAAATAACGTTTTACTTCTAAGGTCTGCTCCGGCAATCCATTTATCGTTAATTGCTTTAAATGACTCCCAAGTATCCAACCTAACTAAATCACCGTCATATTCTTTAAATTTAACTCCTGTTGAGTTTGCGGTTATTTTAACATTTGGTAGTTTTGCCCTTGCCCCAACTAATGTGTTATCTAAAATTAAATTAATATATTGTTCTCCCTTAGAAATATATTGTGTCATAAGGGTATAAAATTTACTCAAATTTAAAGTTGGGTCCGCAAGTTTTTGAGTCGCATAAAGTTTAATCATCGGATGATATAACTTTATATTATTTTCACTAAACTCCATATCCATATCAATAAAGAAATCAGTAATGTAAGAACCATTATCTGTATATTCTAATTTTGGTATTTCAGAAAACCCAACATAGGTTTCTAAAGTATTCCAAGTTATAGGGTATTGTGTTTTTGATTGAGCTAAAGTGATTCCTCCACCAGCATAAGGTAATGCATTTGGTGAATTTTGGACGTATCCTCCCCACGTATATGGGTCTTCAATAAAATCATTTGAAAATGTGTAAAACATTTTTTTATCAAAGTTTGATGGATTTCCATATTTAAATACAACATTATACCCCATAAAAGATTCTAATATTTTTTGTATATTATTTTTTTGACTTTCTTTTATTGTGTTAATTAATGCCGACCCAGTTAAATTTTTTGGGTTATCCGTTTTAAACATTGCTCTCATAAGTCCTTGGAAATTTTCATAGGACTCTTCTTCATTTACGTTAGGATTTCTTGGATTTAAATTACTTTCGAAATCATAAACCGATTGACTAAATAATAAAAATTGTTCTTCAAATTTATTTAGAATTTCAGGACTAAATGTTGTAAATAATTCTGTAATTTTTGTATACTTATCTGGGTCACCAAATATTCCAAAATTTTCTTGTTCTTCGGTGTTATTGAATACGTCTCTTATATATTCATCAGGTTGTGGTTTTTGTACTTTTGAATTATCGAAGTACCCGTAATTTGGTGATTGCCAAAATAACCTTGTAGAACCATTATGTATTGCCGGATTATTACTTACCTCAATTTTTAAATTACCAGCATTGTTAAAACACTCCTGATTAACTTGATTAACATTTGAACCTAATGAAGGTAATGTATAAATATAATTTGGGTCCGGACTTACCGCATAACAACTCCAAGGGTATATTGTTAATGATCTATTGTTATTACCATTATCAAATCCTTGTGATTTATTGATTAATGCGGTCGGACTTAAAACCATCCTAAAATTAGAATTTAATGTATTCTGTATTGATTGAGAACTATAACCCAACACATACTGGTTTGTAACTATAAATGGTTGTGTTGATGTTATTGGGTCAACAAAAGGATATGATTGTGATGGTGTTACATAATAAGCTCCTTGTCCCCCAGTAGTACCACTAATCTGGGTTATGATTGTTGTGTAGTTATTTATGTTACTACCTGAAATTATAGCCCCTGGTGTTAATGTGTTTGAGTTTATAGATAAAACTTCCATAAAAGTTCCGTCTATATAACAAGTTCCAGCAAGATTTGTTGATTGGTTAAATAAATTTTGTCCTTGTAAGAAAAAATTAAAATCGTCTAATAGTGTTGGGTAAAACCCGGTAGTTATTGTTGTTTTATCATTTGTTCCAACGGTATTTGTTCCATCTAAAACAATATCATATGGTTGTCCATCAATTTGAACTTGGTATTGGGTTGTGGATGCAGAAAAAAGTGGATCGTAATTTCCAATATAATCAGTGTCTTTCCAGACATCATCTAAAATATCAATATTATCTTCTTTCCATTTTTTATATCTATACCAAATTGACCCGTATTTTAAAACCCAAGCGTAAGGCATTTCGTGTATCGCTCCAAATTTTTTAAGTGATGGTAAAATATAACTAGCATTTGTTACAGAACCATCTGAATTATAAATTCTATATTTATCTCTTAATGTTGCTAAAGGTAAACTATTTAAGAACAAATATGCTGCAATGTTATAGGGTGATTTTTCAATCAAACTATATTTAAATTCATTAACTCCTTTTTGTATTGCGTTTGCAAAATATGGTGTATTAAACATTGATGTTGTCTGGTCTGAGTAAACTCCACCATTATAGTTATCGTAATATAAATTACCTTCCGTTGCGTATTGGTCTTTAATTTTTCTATTTTTATAAAAAGTGGTTAAATTTTGTAAATTTAAACTTTGGTCAAACACACTTTTTTTATAGTTAAAATTAGTTATAGGTAATACATTTTTATTTTTAATACTCTTAATGGATTTATCATATTGAAGAGTATCGCTAGTTTTAAAAGTATCAACTTTGGATTGTATTCCTTTACCATTTGCAAGGTAATCTTTGCACCAATCTAAATTTGTTAAAGGATATAAGTCAGTTAAATCATATTCATCATTAACAATATTACCACCAAAATAATTAACAACAGTATCTTCATTTGTTAACCCAACGTTTGGTAATGCGGTATTGTCCAATAAAATAGAATTTTTATAAAAATAGAATGAGGTATCAACGTCATTTTTAATATATGGAGTATTAAACTCTCCTCTAATGAAGTTTTGCCAAGATTGTCCTTCTCCACTGTTTGAAATGTGTTTTAAGAACGCCCCATAAATTGCAGAATTAATATTATATTCTTTTATTTTTTGTATTAAGAATGGGTTGTCATCACCTAAAGCGGTTACTAAATTTGTTGTTTCAGATTCCGAAACATATGTTTGTACATTATATTGTTTAACACTATCTCTATTTAATTTTGAATAGAATGAACTTAAATACATTCTTTCATATATCTCATAAAAGAATTTAACTTCTTCTGTATTTTGATAAACGTCATTACCTATTGTAAATTCTGTTGCATTAAAACTAAATCTTCTTGGTTTTGACAAACCATTATTTGTGTCACCAACACTAAATTTAGGTGATTCTTTTTCTGTATATCCCCTTAAAAATTCCTCAACAAACTGTACTTCCGGCCATATTTCAGGAACATAAGCCCTTAGTTTATTTGCGATATCATCATCTCCAGGATATTTAAGGGTATATTTTTCCTTACCTTCTATTAAATTTTCACCAATAATTTGAGGCCAGGGGTATACAGGAGAATTAAGGTCTCCATTTTTTACATCAACACTTTGTACCGTACTACTTGTACTAAAAATTGCACTTCTTCTTAATGGGTCATCTCTTAAATCCCAAGCTTTTGTATGTACATCATCTAACATTCTTAAAAATGCCTCTCCTTGTGCAAAAAATACCGCCAAGACATTTCTAATTGTAGGTTGGAATCCTAATCCATTTGTTTTACTCGCAAATTGGTCTGATATTTCCTTTGTTAGTTTTTCTTCTACTTCTTGTTTTTTTGTTTTATATTTTTCATCAATCTTTTTAATTGCATCTTCAAAAGATTTATAACCAGTTAAAAATATTAAACCTTGATATTCTTGTAAGTTTACAGAGTTTAAAATTTCATCATTTAATTTTTTTTTATAATCCAAATATTCTGTACTAGTACTAGTCCCAGTTAATTGGAATCCGGCTCTTTTTTGATAAGTTTCCCTAACGTTTATATCTCCAATACCTGCAGTGGTAAAAAACATTTTTGTGTCTATTGGAACTGAGATGTCTTTACCAATTGCGGTATTATTAATAAGTAGGTTATTGTATTTTTGTATTAACCCTGTTAGTTTACCAATTGCGGTAATTTGTTCTTGCGCCGAACTATATTCCGGTTTAAATTTGTATAGTTCGGTTTTATCTGTATCGTTTTTTACAAAAATGTTGTTATAATCCAAATACTTACGTGACCAAGAATCTTGACCTGCATACAAATAAACCACACTAGAATACTCCCCTAAGTTTTCGTTATATTTATCAACTTCATTAAGAATATTTAAATTTTTCTTCTTAAATTGTTCTTCAATATTTGTAATTAATTTATTTAAATTTTCTTTTAATTGTAGGACTGTTATTTCCGGAAAATCATCATCAATTAATCCTTTAGCTTTATATTCGGTATAAAGCTCTTTCATTTTCTGTAAACCTAAACTACTATAAGTTTCTTCAGTTTTAGTTGGTGTATTTGATGTACTTGATGTTGTTGTTTTTTGACTTTGTATATTAACCCTATACATAGATGGAACCGCATACATCGCACCCCAACTAACATCAGCCATTATAGTATATTTGTAAGTATAAAATTGAGTATTAATTCTAAAATTATGTGTTGATGGGTCAAAAGACGCATTAAATGTGTGTAACATTAATGGTAATCTAATTGCCTTTCCTAAATAACCTTTAACCGTTAAATAAAACAGTGGGTATGGTAATTGAAAAAATGCGGCGTATGGTGAATTGTCTCCGGCTTCAAATAAAGCACGTCCTTTAACATCCTCCATTGTAATACTTATAACCGGTAAAAAATCGGTACCGTATTCAATATTAATTTGATTAATCCCTAATAATCCAGTGTCAACCGATCCTGGATTTCCATTAGACATAATTGTTTGACTAAGATAATAGTCATCACTTAAATCTGGATTTTGTGTAATTCTTACATTTGGTTGATTAACCCCAACCCCTTTTAAAGCTCCTTTACCTGTTAGTTCATCGGTGTAACTATTATCTAAAAACTGTTTAAATCCTGGATTTAAAAAATTTATTTTACCAACTGACACTGTTCTAATAGCTTCTGATTGTGGTACCCCAACCGCAAGTTTTGTTCTTGGTAGTACCGAACATTCTAAGTTAGCATAAAAAACAAGATCTTCTTGTTTTATTAGGCGGTCTTTTACTTTACCCTCATTGTCTATTACTTTGTTGGGGTCTATTACTGATATGTTTTGATAATCAAATTCTACTAAAATATTTTCATTGTTATCTACCATAATATAAGAAGTGGTTGTCTATTGCGCCTTTATAGTCCTGTAATGAAGTTAGTAAGGGAAATGGAATAGTCAATACTGCACCATCTGGTATTGCGGCCTCTAATCCGGTATATCTTGGATTTGCTTGTTGTATTAACCAACCAAAAAATGGTGTTCCATAATATTGTTGGGATATTTTATCTAACCTAGTCATACCTTCCCTATAAATGTATTTTTTATCCGAGGATTTTGACGGTAAATTAACGTATGACACAACGGTTTGTTGTCCATTTAATAAAAACTGATTATATCTATTATAATATTGTGTTCCCATATTAATTAAAAGTTACTTTATCGTTAAACGTTTCTCTATTGTTATTTATGTTAAAATCACTATAAAGTTGTTTTAATAATTTTTGATTATCTTTGTGTTCTGGTTTTTTAGCTGTTGTATATGATAATTTAGTTTCAAACGTATCAATTTTAAAGTTTAAATATTTTTGATATTCAGGACTTTTTTCAAAATCCGTAAATATTTTTTTCTCCGCATCAAACTCTTTAACAAATAAAACTCTTAATTCTTCACAAACTTCTCTAATATCTTTTTCCATAAAAGTATTAAGTTTTACTTTTTCAGTTATTAAACTTTCCACAAATGATTTAAATTTAGTATCATCAGTAAATATGTTTGACATCACAAAATAGAATCTACTTGTTTCTGGAGTTAAAAATTCGTCCTCATAAATAGGGTAAAAATTATCATCACCATTTAAAATATTTTGGTCTAAAATGTATTTTTCTGTTAGTAATAATATATATTCGTACGTATCAACACCAACTTTTAGTTGGTAATTATCTAAAATTAAGTCAAAAACATCAGCGTCTGTTTGTCCACTGTCAACCAGAGTATACACCTTATATTCTCCAGTTTCTAATTTATAACCATCAACTTTATGATTAACTAAATCCAATTTTCTAAAAGTTTGGATATAATCCTCTTGGTTTTTTGTTATTTCATTTTGAGATCCTATTGTGTCATTATTTAAATCCGCATCTCTTAATTCAACTATTTCTTTTAATTTATTTTTTAATTCTCTAATTGCGGAATCAGGAAAATTTAAAGTATTACTTTTAACTTTTAATATAATCGGATTTGTATCGTCTTTAACGTCTTTAGCGGCCTTACTAACCAATTTTAAAATTCTATCTTCCACATTATACGATTTACCAAAGATATCTGTTGGTATATTATTACCATCATATTGCGCCAATTCACCCGCAACATATCTTCTTTGTTTAGTAACCAATTGTACCATAGGGTAATTTGTTACTTCATTCATTGTTTTAAGTTGGTTAAATATTGTTTTAAAATAATTATTAGTTTTATCTGACAATTCTTTAAACACTGCAGTATATTCTATTTCACCTTCTTCATAAGAACCATTATCAAATAAGTTAGTTGACAATATATTACCAATCGTACTACCACCTTTTTGTGGAACAACATTATTTATCTCAATATTAGAAATTGGTAAACTATCATCCCCCTTTCTTGATATTATTTTAGAGACCAAATCTTTATCCTTATCTTTTGTGCTTTCGGTTGATTCCGCTCTTTCGTCATATACTTCAGTATTTGCGTAATAATTAAATGATAATGCATTTTGTAACGTTTGTATTGGGTGAGCTAATCCGTGACCACCAATAAAATCAAATCCCAAACTAATTTTTGCAATCATAGGTTGGATACCAATTCCTTCCGGATTTATATCATAAACTAATGGTTCATATGTTATTGATAATTGGTTAGGTATAATCTTAGTATGGTAGAAATCTCCAATTCTTAATACTAATACCGGTGGTGTTCCAAATGATGTATTTTTTGCATCATTATATTTAGGTTTACCGTCTGGTCCAATAACAGGAATTGTTTGTCCCGGTCTAACACATTGTTGTAAAAAGGTTAAACGAGCATTTAATCCTTCAGGTGTTGTTGAGTGAAATGCTGGGCTAAAATATTTGATTTTATCTTTAATACTGGAATATATCATTGGGTTTGTTTCCTTAATAACCTCAAAATAATCACATTCAGAGAACAAATACCTTAATACTTTTTTAGATATTCCTTCTTTAATTTCCTTATTAACCTTTGGTGGTGGGGGTGGTGGGGGTGGTGGTATATTACCACAAATTTCATTACAATCAGTTTCTCCAGTAAATGTGTCAACTAAATCTGTTTCCGCTGCCGGCACACATTTTTGACCAGTTCCAAGACATTTCCATCTTTTAACCGATGTTGATTCACATTTACACAATTCTTTTGTTGCGTAAATACCATTAGGAACTTCTTTACAGACATTATCAATACAAGACCAACCCATTACTGGTTTTTGACAACCACCACTAGATAAACATTCTTGTTCGGTATCAAAAGTTCCGTCCTCAGCCTGAGCACATTGTCCTGGTGAAAGACATTTATATTTAAGTTTTGGTTTTTCTTTTTTTATGGTGGCTTTTATAACATTAATACCCACTCTACGACAAACCATTGCGGGAAAGCTATACCATTGTGAGTTGTTAGTTACATAACCCAAATTAACGTCTATAATATTTTTTGTACAGTCAACTCCAACTCCTCCTCCTTTGTTAGATTGTGGTATTATAAACTTTTCTCCACTTGAGTTAAATGTAAAAATTATTTTCTTTTCGGTTTCTAATTGACTTATTTTTATGTCCCCAATTGTTTGTTTTCTAAACCAATTAAGAACAACGCTATTTCTTCTTTTTGATAAATTAACATTGTATGATGGTGATGCTGGTGCGGAAGCCGAACCTTGTAATTCAAGTGTTACAGTTCCTTCTTTATCTATTATAATTTCTTTTAATTTAGGTAATAAATCATTAGTTATAGTTTTAAAATTTCCAATAACCACATCATCAAAGAATGGAATTACGGCACTTTTTTTAAAAGTATCGCTACCACTTTTAACTTTTGCCGGTGCCGAATTACCAGCATAAGTTGGTTTTCTTCCTAAATATTTGTCATACCAAGATTGGTAATCTGAAGTTAGTTCTGTCTCCCAAGAACCTGTACCAGTAGGATAGTCATTATCAAAATAAAACCCAAACCCTTCAAATTGTTTTAAAATATCCGTTTCAATTTGTTCAGAAGAATCTGAAGTTGCAGTTGTGTTGTTCGCTTGGGTTCCTCCACCATTTTCCGTTGTTACTTGATTACCGGTACTAAATGTTGGATCATCAGACCCATTGATTGGTGGTGCCTGATTTTTAGGTATTTCATTTAAAATATCATATTTTTGTTCCTCCGTTAATCTAGGGCTTTGTAATAATTCTTGATATGTATAAAGTTGGTTTACCGGAATAGTATTAAATTTTGCTGCTAAATCATATAAATCATATTTAACACAACCCGCAAAAAACGAATCCATAATTGAATCAACTTGTGCTTCAGACAAATTCGCTAACTGTTTTTCAATAATTGTATTCATAGCCGCAGGACTATCAACAACAACCAACCAACTTAAACTTCCACTTCTTGTTGTATTTTTATAAGTATATATAGGTTCTGGCCTTCCTAAAAATGATGTTGGGTTCCAACTAGCGGTAGAAGATTCATTAAAGGAAAGTGCATATGGTGGAAACCACATAATTCTTCCTCCATTTGGTCCTCTTTCACAAACAGGTAACTCATCATAAGTAAACCCTGGTTGGTCGGATGTTCTCCACGCCAAGTTCTCAAGTGAGAACATATATTTTTTTACCTTACCATCTCTAATGTTAGTGGACTCAATACCTCTAAGTGGTGCAATATTTAAATTATATGTATTATCAAATACCGAATTGTTAAATCTTCTACCTGATGTTGTTATACCATCTGTTTTTTGTAAATCAGCAAATGTGTAGTACGGAGTGTCTTTTTGAAATACTCTACAGTATTCCATACCAACTTCGGTACCATCAATACCTATTGTATTTTCATTTGTTACACTATCGTAATAAGCAATAACCTGAGAACCTTTTGTCATTTCTTTGTATCCGTCGTTGAATACTTTTGAAATTTGGTTGATTGCATTTCCAACATGTTTTAATCTTTTTTCACCACTAACGTTATCTGCGGATTCAACTAATCTTTGGGTATTATCTAATATTGATCCTCCTTTAAATTCAAAATCATCCGATTGTGTATCACTATTAAATTCCCCTTTAACCGAATTGTATTCGCTATCAATTTTAACCGGGTCTCCACCAGGTTTAACTTTAAACCCTAAATTATCTTTATATTTTGGTGAGGTCCAAATAAATTGTCCGGCAATTCCTCCTTGATTGGAAATAGATTTCCCTTTTAATCCAAATTGGATTTTATCAATATTTCCTTCATATAATTGTCCTAATTCTGCCGGACCATATACTGGAGTTTCTTGTTGTCTTCCAAATCTATCTGAAGGAACTTCGTTTGCTGGTGAATTAATCGTTGATGGTTCTGCTTGGTCACTACCAACGTAATAACCTCCACCTTTATCACTATTACCTAATAAATTAGAAATAGCATTAGTTATCCCAAGAACAAGACCTCTTTCGTATTTTGGTCTGTAAAGGTTATAATCTAAACTTTTAAATAAAACAGATTTTTGTCCATAACCAGTATTTGCAACAAATAACTCTGAAGGGTTTCTATATTTATTAAGAATTGACCCTAAAGCACCTCCGGTTAAATTATTTGTAACATTAAGAGCGTTTTCTGTTTGTGGTGATATTATTTGAAACTGTTGGTTAAAATAATCTCCAGGTATGAATGAAACGGGGAAATAAGTCCCACTTAATCTATTTGCAAATGAAACTGCGGCAAGTACCGGGTTTTCTGGAACCGTAATTTTCCAGTTTTTAGTAATTAAGGGTTGTTGTCCTGTCGCAACTAAAGACGCTTCAAAAGGGTCTTGTAATGCGTCTAAACCAACACTACCTAAAGTCGCTTGATATATTTCAGTATTTATTCTCTCAGTAAACGCATCTTTTAATTTTTTTGCGGCAATTTGAGCTAAAAATGAATCTTGAGATAAAGAACCTGCCGAACCTGATGGGTCGTTTGAGAATAATATATCGTAAGGACTATATACCGAATATAAAAAGTTAATTGGTGCCGATACAAATAAGTTATCATTTGTTACAGAATATGGTAAAAAATATTGTAAATCACTAATATTATCAGTTAAAATAATAAGGTCTTTATACCCACTTTCCGGACCATAAATATTTTTTATGTATGCGGTATCAATGTAGAATTCATTAAGTAAATCAATCTGAGCATCATCTTGACCATACTCTCCTTGATTAGGAGTTACCGGTAATGGTGGATTATTAGTGTTAATAATATTACTATATCCACCTTCAGGACCATATTCGTTTAATGTGTATAGATTATTTGCCTGTACGGTTGTTCCAATCAATTCATTAGGTGAATCTATTACCGAAATGTCTTGGAGTGGTGATATCTCATAGGTTAAATTACCTGCCGGTGGTGTATATGCCCCCGGAACATTATATGGTTGTAAATTTCTCGCCAATAATGTGTCCCTAAATGACGACGATAAATTAAATGATAATGTACTTTCTGGCATGTAATTACTTTATTAATAAATAGATGATTATTTATTTTTATAAACAATTTTATTGAGGTACATTGCTTTGAACTAAATTATTTTGGGTTTTTTGTTTTTCAATTTCGTTTAATACGAACGCAATATTTTGGTTTCCACCTTCAGGTCCAAAGAATTTAGTAAGAGCCTGGTTCATCAAAGATGTTAACGCCTGGTCTTTTGATGCTGGGTCTAAATTAACATTTACATCAACCGTGACTTTTTCATTTAAATTTAATTCTTGTGGTATTGGTGGTGTAACATTATTAACATTTGTGTTATTAGTATTATTTAAACTTGAGTTTGTTGTGTTTGAGTTAACCGCATTAACATTTGTTGTATTTACACCTGAATTTCCCACAATACCGTTTGTTGATCCTGTTTTTGTTTTTTCAAACTCAGCCATTACTTTATCAAAAGTTAATCCACCTAAAGCAGTCATTGCCATATTTCCAAGGTCATTAAGAACAGCGGGAATATCAGCCATACTATTAATAGTTGATAATTTTTTATATGCCTCTTCAAACCCAAGAGAAATTGATGATGTCATTTTATTGGTCATATCTCTCCAGTTTTCTGTTTTTAAAACCGATTCTGGAATCATTCCATTAGGGTTATTTTCATCTTTAAATAATTTTTCTCTAGCCCCTGTTGTTAAAAGACCATATGTTTTTTGAGAAAGGTCATTTGAGGATAGTCCGTATGCCGCAGCTTTTTTGAGTTGGTCAAATTTGGCGTTTAATTTTTCTAATTCACCTAATTGGTCAAAAGCAACATCTTCCATACTTTTACCTCTAAGTTCTTGGTCTTCCTTAATTTGTTTTAATTGTTCTACAGTTAACTCAGTTACATTAACCATATCATCTTTACCAGTGTAATTACCTTCTTTATCAAATTGTTTAACTTTTATTTGTGCAACCATTTCACCCGATACTTTATCTTTATTCATTTGAGATAAAGTTGCAATTAATTCCCTATCTTCCTTAGATGCAATACTACTAGGGAATTTAATTTGTTTCATTTTATATTCCAAGTTAGAAGCGTTTAGAGCCATCTTTTGTAACTCACCCCCACTTAAACCTAAAGCTTTTGCAATTTCTTCTAATCTTCTTTTTTCTCCTGGTAATATTTGAAATTCCCCTAAATCTTTATTAAATCTAACAAAATCTTTTGTCATATTAACAATTTGATTTTGTAATTCCGCAGGGTCGTTTTGTGATAAATCCATTAATCTTAATGGGTCTAATAAAGAATTAGTTGTAACTCCTAATCTTTGTAACGCAGCGGCAGTTTCAATTGCTCCTTCAGGGTTAAATACCTTATCTGTTAACGTAAATATTTTTGCCATGTCTATACCTAACTTAGATGCTTGAGCGGACATCTTAGCAAGACCTTTAACTCCACCCTCAAAATTATAGATATTCATTTTATCTAAATTTGTAACCACTCCTTTTGCAACCGCACTAACTGCAACCCCACTTTCCCTGGCTATTTTAGTAACCTCAAACATTCTTGGTCCTATACCTCCAATGTCAACACCAACACCTCTAAACGCCGCGGCTAATTCTTTACCAGCAATACCGGTTACTTTTGAGGTTGCCGCAAGTTCTGTTAAATCATCAACCCCAACAGAAATATTAGTGTTAAATGCACTTGCAATCTCAAGATATGTCTCACCAACTTTTTCAACACTTAACCCAATACCCGCAAATGATGCGGCTCCATCGGCAATCATTTTTCTAAATTCACCGGCCTTTTGACTTCCAAGACCAAGAGATTTAATAATATCGGCAGATTCTGTATCTAAAAATTTTAACCTTTTCCAATTCTCAGCGAATGATAGTAAACTATCTATTTCAGCTTTAACATTTTTGGTAACATCTTTTAAACTGGTAAAAAGACCTAAAACACCATTTGCGGCCACTGGGTCATAGACAACTTCAGAAAAGGATTTACCAACCGAACCAGTATCTACTTTAGCTGCATTCTCAGCTCCTTGGTTCGCACTTTCATTTAAATCTCCATTACTAAACATAGATTAGTTTTTTATTATAAATAGGAATTAGTTACGTTTTTTGGTTTTCAGAAATTAATTTATTTATAACATATTTTCTAAAATATGTTGGCATAAGATAAAAATCACTATAAGATGTTTTTAACATCTTAGCAAGAAATATGTATTCATCAATTAATTGTGTTTTATATTGCGAAGAAAGGCCGAAAAAACTCCACCCCAAAAGCAATGTTTACCATAACTTTTTCTCCGGACGGGGCGATAACTTCTTTTATTAAATCTAATCTAGGTTCGTTATCAAAAAGATAACTTCTTATGTATTTAGAGTCTATAATTGGCATTGATTCAATAAACTTCGCAATCTCTCCTCTATCAGAACTTCCATTTACCTCAACTATCATTTTATTTAATCGTACAGTAATTAATGGTGTTGTTCTTCCTTGGGGGTAATTATCAATTATCGCATCTATTTCAACACTATCTCTTAGTGTTAATGGTCTTAATTTAACTGTCGCCTTACTTTTTGGTAATTCCGTAGTAAATGTACCATCATCAGATGGAAGATTATTTGTTTTTTTAATGTTTAATTCATCTAAAACAATTGAAGCGTCGAATAATTTACCTGTCTCTGGGTCATTAATTGATATATTATATTCTGGACCAAATGAGGTATTTCTTAAAAAGATAAGAATTGCTTCAATATCACTATCTAATAGTTCTTCAGGTCTTAAATCAGGCTCATAAATTTTATTTCTTAATAATGGTAAAATAATACTTTCTTTAACAGATTTTCTACCATCCATACCTAACAATGTATTTTCATCCGAAGCGGTTAAATAACCAACTTTTACAGATTTCTTTTTACTTGGGTAAAATATTCCCCCTGAAGGTAATCTAACAACATCGTGAGGTAGATTAAAATTCATTTGTCCATAATTATTAACATTTGTTTCCATATTCTTTTTTATAATAAAGATACTTTACTTATGTTTTTTGTAAATAAAAATCCCATACGGAATAAACCATATGGGACATATTTTTTTTTGATAATATTTTTTAGTAAACTAAAATACAACGGTCCATTCTTAGGGTTGCCGAAATATCAGCCAACGCATCTTGAGAATAAGACAATGACCCAAAGTTAAGATCAGTCATAAATGTACCTTCTAAAATCCATTTCTCAACAACTACTCCTGTTGGGTCTAACATTTCTAGATCCACATTCTTTTTGTAACCAGCTGCATAACCCATACGACCAGTAACTGACTCAGCACATAGACGCATCCATTCCATTAATGCTTGTGACGCTGAAGGACCGATTGGGTCACGGAACTTAACCGTAATTGGATCCCAGTTAAATCTACCAGCAACGTAAGTTGATGTGTTTAAAAATTGAATTTCAGTTGAACCTACTTTAATTGATGGCCTTGATGCACTTTCAACGAACCACTCATTAATACCCAAACTAGAAGGAAACCTTACAATAAACCTGTTCTGTCTTTTGGGTTCGTACGGAACTGGCATTTTCATTAATAAATCAGCCATAATTTTTTATTTTTTGTTTTATGTTTATTTTTGTTATTTTATAAATATACCGGTTTAGAAAAATTTTCTCTTTACTTTGATTTAATTTTCAATATTGTTCTCTTAATTAAACTTTCAAGCATAACTTCTTCATCACTTTCTTCTTTATTAGCTTCTATATGAATTTTATTATATCCTCCTTCTGAAGTATCATAAATAATAAATTTAACTTCTGGATACATATTAGATAATTCATTTTCTACATAATTAATCATAGCTTTAACATTTTTAGGATCATCATCAGAAAATCCTAATGAAGTATTAACATACTTACCACCCATAATTAAATCATCATACTTTGAAATAAAATCTAAAAGTGCAATTTTTTTAGATTCTTCCGGGTTTGCCGCACCACC